CAAAAGAATGGATAGATATGATTGCATCCGGTGAAATTAAAGACTGGGCTATTAAGACCTTAAAAATTGAAGACTAATGACAAGAGATGAATTAAAAAATCTGATTAACATGTTGTTCTGCAACATATCTTGTATACACTCTTTTGTCATCAGAATTTATAATATAAAAACCATGACGTTTCTCACATTCAAATATACCTTCACTATGGTGACGGAACATTCTATGCTTACTATGACCTACCCATGCTTTGGTTTCATCAAACCAATTATGAATATGCATATAGTCTTCTGGTATGCCACCAAACTTTCTAGCTGATGATACAGCATGTTGATATGGATGTGCCATTACTTATTTTTTATAATATCAATTACTTTTTGCCAGTATAATCTATTAGGCATATTAATACCATCTTTAAATGGTGCAAGAGCATGTATTTGTTCAGCAACCTTTATCGCTTCTTTTTTACCTTGCTCATCACCATATTTAGATGTATACTTACTGTATAATAATTCAGCTTTTTCTTTTTCAGAAATCATTACAATGTTTTTTGGATTAAAGAACCTTCATGAAAATAACTTTCAATTTGAGTAATTCTAATATCATTATAGATTTTGTATTTACCTGAAGGAATTAAAATACATACTGAACCATAACCACCCTCATTGTTCCACCAATCCTCAATATCATTAAGTAATTGTTCTTCAACAAAATTTGCTATATCAGAACTAAGACCAGAATCTAATTCTTGAAGATGTGATACATCTTGTCCCCATACTTCTATATCATTTATGTCATCAAAGGCGGCTTCTTCATCTTGATCCATTTTTTCTGTAGTATAAACTACATTTTCAATTGCACCAGAATCACCAGAGCCTTCATATTGTACCTTAATACCAGTAACTCCCAAGTCAGCTAATTTGACAAGGGTACCCATCATATTTATTTCATTCATACTATTTGATTTTGTAAAACCTGCCAAGAATATTGGCATTTAGATATTCTTCTTTTTCAAGCACTTCCCTTACAAATTGAAATTTAGTCTCATGATATGTTAACTCTGTCTTTGAGAAACATATTCTAACCATAAATCTCTTTATAGGTACTCCTGCTTTATGTGCATCCTGTAGCACTTGATTACTACTGTAATAGTTTTGATAGTTAGTTTTACTAACAAAAGTGTATTTTGATGCCCTTTTGTCTGTCATTGCAGCAATAACTTTCTTTCCCAGTTTCTTTTTAACTGTAGAATAAAAGTTCTTTTTGCCAATATAACGGACTGCTTTACCATTAATGATTGCTTCCATTTCATAAATGAAACCTACAGCACCATCTGGAATTTTGCTGTCATTAAATACTTCACCTTTGTATAACCAACTCATACTGTTTGTTTTAATAAAGATAATAATTTATCTCTCACAGCTTCAATACCATGATCTCTGACAGAGTCTGATAAATCCTTAGACATGTCAAGTATTACATGTGGAATATTATACTTATCTTGATATCTCTGAGCAGCCTTTATACCAGGCTCATCATTATCAAACAGTACAATAATCTTAGAATACCTTTCTCTAAGTTTATTTATAATAGATTCTCCAATCATTGTATTCTCACTGTCGGGAGCAATACATTCTATATTACCAATACCAAGCTTCTTAAAAGACATAAGATCTTTAAGTGAAGAAACAATTAGTAGGTACTTGGAATCATATTGCAGTTGATCCATACCCTGTGTATAGTTCTGGATCTTAATGAACTTCTTCTCTGGGACTTTAGGCATGTAAATCTTATATAACTCACCATCTTGTCTAAAATAACCATAGACATAGGGTCTTGCAAACTTATAAGATGTTATACTACCATCAACTTCAGTCTTTTCCATAGTAAAGAACTCCAATGGAACAACATTATATCTCTCCAGTATGGCTGAAGAAATCCTAAAACTCATCCAAAACTTAGAGTCTTGGGAATTCCAGTGTCTCATTTGGAAATCTGTTACCTTGAACTTATCATGAAATTGTATAGGTCCTCTTTCTGCAGGTGCATTATATTTTAGATACTCTTGATAGTCATGTAGTATTCTATTAACTGCTTTGAATCTTGTATCATAGTTAAATAAACATTTGACAAGTTCAATTTGATCACCTTGAAAGCCAGAAGAGAAATCTTTAAACTTATAGCAATCCCCATTGCGATAGATAAACATGCTTGGAACTTTATCCTTTACATTAAATGCAGATAGCATTTTTATATCCTGACCAATGAGTTTTTCTTTTAAGTTTAGATAATATTCAAATACCCATTCTCTGGGTACATCCTGTAAATCAGATACTAAGTTCTTTGTTGAAATCATAACCAATAAAAATAAAGGGGGGAGGCTCCTGATTTAGTTAGAAATCTCTGTTATACATTAATTTATTACTAACTCCCCCCTATTATCTAGGTAGTAGTTAGTCTAAACTAAAGTCAGAAGATGATTTTGGTTTCAAAAATACATCATCATCATCCCCAAAGGACTTAACTTCTTTAACTTCTAATTTTTTGAGATGCTTGGTTTCATCATAAGGTATAACAACACCGCCTTCAACAGCTCCAAATGCATACTTTTTACCTTCTGCTTTTGGTAACCACATATCATAGTTAGTATAACCTGATTTACCTTCATACTCTTTACCAGCAACACAGAACTCAAGGAACTTACTCCTAAAGTCTGCAGTTTTATTAAATGCTTTAACAAAGTCTTCAATTGTTTCATGCTGACCATCTTGTTCAAGGAACCAAGAATCTAATTCCATAGTATGTGCAAGAGTTCTCAAGAAAATCAAAATAGATCTATCTCTTTGAATCTTAACACCAGACTTGGTCTCACCGTCAGCAAATGCATATTGGCTTGCTTTTACTCTACCAATCTGACCCGCATATCTTCCTTTGCTTTCATCATCTTTATCAATCATAAAGCCCTCAAAACCTTCAATAGGTTGAGTCTCTACATGCATCATAAGATGATATGCACCAGGAATAAACTTGAATTCCTCAAGTTCAATGCTATTAATTTTCAATACATGATTACCTGGAGTAATTGTTTTTGGTAGTCCTGAGCCTGCTGTGCCCAAATCAGTTGTGCTTAATGCCATTTTTCTTTGTTTTTAATAATTAAATAAATACTTTGTCCCAGTGGAACTCAAGTTCTCCTTTTTCATTCATCTCTGTAACTACTATCTCTTCATTTCTTAGATGTTCTGGTCTTGCACCACAAGTAACCTCTTCATTTGTCTTAAAAGACAAAATAGTTTTGTTACCTTTTCTATACATATAGCCAATTGCATCTGCATTAGCACAGATTAGAGACTTAATCTTACCTGTCAAATCTATGTTTGCGGCAAGAACCATCTCTCCCTTATCATCAACTTGTTTGTCTTTAATATGACCAGACAAAATAATGTGGGGAGCTAAAGTATCAATAAAATCTAAAACTTGAAAGAAAGCTTGTCTTAAATATAAATATCCTGCACCATTTGGTAGAGATAATACATTGTCACCATCATAGTTTTTACCCATGCTTGTATTCTTGTAAAGCTTGATAGCCAAAGGCATTACCATATCTTCTAATGCAGTTACAGTATCAATTGTAACATATTTGTATGGATTGCCTGCAGCTTTAATTGCTTTACCTGCATCAAGTAATTCTTGAAGAGTGCTAATTTTTACTTTAAGAGCTTCTACATAATCAGCACCATTCTCTAAATCCAGAATCAAATTATCTTCTAGACCTGCAAATGATGTTGTTTTACCTGTCTTAGGCTTTGAATAGATAACCAATCTCTTTGGATTAACTCTCTCAGCCTTTACTTTTTTAGTTGGAAGTACTATACTCATTTTATCTTAGTTGCTAGTTTTTGAAATTCTGATGCAATTCTTAGAAGAATATCAGAAGCTGATTCTTCAATATCTAAACTTACATCTTTGAGCTTTGGAATAAACTCATCCTCAAAATCTGGAAATACAGAAAGAGTTACTTGCTCTTTAGGAGCTTCAGCTTTTCTTTTCTCATATAGATTATAAGTAATCTCAGAACCATCAGGCATAATAACCATTAACTCAGATAATGGAATAGTGTAGGCAAAATAATTTTCACCATTAGAGTTTGTACCTTCTTTTACATCATATTCTTCTGCAAAATAAGGATTGTGTTTGTATCTAAAGAGTGGTCTATCTTCAAAAGCAGATTCAATACCTGTTTCTTTTCCAGAACCATCTCTATTGATATCAATAAACTCAATGAAGATATCTTCTCCTCTCTTTAGTTCACCTTCAAATAACTGCACTTGTCTACCATACTTACCTTTCTGAAAGAAAGCAGTTTTGATAGTAAAGTAGGGATCAGTTACCTGAGCTTTTCGGAATTTGTCCATGTGATGGGCAAAGAATTCCTTTTCTTTTTCTTTTCTACTCATACTTAAATTTTAATTGTTTTACTTGCTTGGGCTGGAGTTGCTATTTCAATAATTCTCATGGAGTGTCTATCAAGCTTGAAGAAGCTAATCCTAGTGGTACCATTTCTAGATTTAAGGAAGTGAAACACAAGAGTGTCTTCATCACTAATTATAAATCTCTCTGGACCATACTGTCTAATCTTTCTGATAGAGGGTTTATTAATACCCAACACCACATCAGCATGTTGCAATAAAGCATCTGCTCCAAATAAATCAGAATCTAATACATAATTTCCATAGTCACCATCTTTAGATCTATCTGGGTTATCTATGTTCCTATTCAACTGACTTAAGATAAGAAACGCCACAGGATAATGTTTTTTCATATATGTCATGGCTTCACCAAGAGCATATAATACTTCAAACTTATCCTTCTGACCTTTACCTACTTTAAATAAAGCTGAGTGGTCAATAGTAACCAGAGTATTTGTGTAGTTACCTGCTTCATCTTTGTGAGCTTCCATATAATAATGTATGGTTGCACACATTTCATCTACAGTACACGGATCATATATCACATCAATGATGTCATGTTTTGCACTATCTTCATAGTACTGGACACATCTTAGATATAGATTCTTATCCACTGGCTCACCTTTGGACATTAGTGTATTGTAATCAGAACCTGTATTCAGACTCAGCTTTCTGATACCATTGGTCTCATCAAGCATCTCAAACTGGAACTTAAGTACTCTAAATTTATGGTCTTGGTTCTCTTCAATAATATCAGAGATTAACTGCTCCATAAATAAAGTTTTACCTGTTCCAGGCCTAGCACCTACTACGGTGATAGTTCTCCATTCCAATCCATCACAGAAGGCATCATTAAATTTGGGCCATGAACTTTTAAGTGACTTTAGCTCACCAGATCTTCTAGCCTTCATCTTAAGAAGGGCTTTTCTAAGAGCGTCTCTTTCACTCACAGGCTTCAGAGCCCGGGCACCGTTAAATAAATCTGCCATACATTTGGATTAAGTTGTTAACTTACTTTTTACATCATTATAGATGTAGTGAGATAAACCCACTATAAATTCAATTGCTAGAAATTGTACAAAGTTCATCTTTACAAGAAGAGTATAAACTAATAACCAGGAAACAAGGCTTCCTATTAATGCAATGAAAAACAATTTTGTTTTAATCATACAATATGTTCTTTAAAATAATTTGGTTCCTCATAATCATCTGCCTCAATCATATCACAATAAGTTGCCAAAGTAGAATCCCAGGTTTTATCTGTATTCTGTTTTCTAACAAAGTATTGAGAGTTTCTCATGTAGTTGTATCTATTCATAGAATATTCATCTACATATTTCTCAGTTGCTTTTAACACAGTATACCAAGAATAACTAAAATTCTCAAAGAACCATCTAAAAGCATTCTCAAGACCTTTAATATTTACTCTTGCCGGTACACCACTTGGTAACTTACCTTTTGGAAAGATTTCATTATAAAGTTTGAGATTGTCTTGGAAGCTATCCCCCATTAGATCTTTTGATGTTTTCTTCTTGGATTTCTTAAAGAAACCATCAATTTCCTGTATAAATTTAAGGCTATTCCCTGACAATTCCAAGGATTCCGTCAGGTAATTACCTGATAATAATTTAGAAACTTCAAGGGAAGTATTAACTGATTTATCTGGAACAATGTTATTATGCATACAATATAGAACATAAAACATGTTAGGTGTTAAGCCCATTTGGCTCATCCTAATAAAGATTTCTCTCATTACCAGATAATTTTATAGTTATACAAATGTTGTACAGTATCTCTGACTTCTCCAAAAACACCTTTAGAATCCCATTTGCTACCATTATATGCAGCACTTGCAGGATGTGAAACCATAAATTTAGTACAATTTTCTCCACATACATCTGCCCACTCTTGAGATTTTTTACCCATATAGACATAAACTAGTCCTGGATGAAAGTTCTTTAGATAATCAAATACATAAGCTACAAATGGAGCCCAGATTTCATAATGCTTACCAATCTTACCTACTTCAGTTGTAAGAGCTGTATTTAGCATAAGTATACCCTGTCGGGACCATTTTGCTAAATCTAGAGGTCTTTCATACCCGTCCGGGTATAATTTCTCAACTTCATCAAGAATAAATCTTAGTGAAGGTTGTTCTCTTTCAGATTTACTACAACTAAATGCAATACCGTCTGCTACACCTATTGTAGGATAAGGGTCTTGTCCAACTATGACTACTTTAAGTTCATCATAAGGACATTCCTCAAAGGCTCTAAACACATCTTTCAATACAGGAGTAAATCTTTTACCACTGTTTGAAAGATTATATAAATCAGTAAGAATCTTTTCAAACTCTAAACTAAATATAAAAGGTTTAAGAACTCTACCCCAACCACTAGGTTCAAGTTTATTAAATATTTTTTGTTTATAATCATTGCAGTCTAATATATTAGTCATAATCATGTATATTTGTTAAAAAAGTATAATATAATGGCTACAGTAAAAGAATTAAAAGATGATGCTCTTGTTGAGATTAAAGTCAATAAGGCATTCTATTATATGTTAAAAAACACTCTTTATCATCAATTTGTAAACATAAAAGGTGAAAAATTAGAAGATAAAGAAGCTTATATTAAAGATATAATGTCTAAGCCATATTCTGATTTATCAGAAGAACAACGTGCATTCTTTACAGTTACACTAATTATTTTAGAAGTAGAAAGAGCTGCACATGAGCAAAATCTTTATGAAGAAAAAGAAATTACTGATTCTTCAGATGCTAAGAAAGATTAAGATTAAAGTCTCTTCCTATTTCTACACAGGACTCTATTGCTAGAGCCAATTCCATTTTACTGCAGTCAGCAAAAGATTTACAAATCTCTGCATCTCCTGCATCATAGCAAAGACCAGCATGAGTCTTAATAATTCTTTTCATTTCATCAAAAGTATAGCCAGATTCTTGTGCTAATGTACGTATACATGCATGCACTTTAGCAATCTGAGCTAATGAGGCATTGTCAGAAGTTAAACCCATAAAGACTTCAACCTGCTGTCCATCAGCCAGTTTATCAATAAAGATCTGAAAATTTAATTTGGATTTATCATCAGGATAAACTAACTTACCTCCGCGTTTAACTAATTTAGTAGTAAACATAAGCTGATTTTTTTGTATATTATTAATAGATATGGAAAGAATTCCTGGAAATAATAGTCAGATAAGTAAAGATACTCAGATAGTATTAGATTACCTAGAAAGATTCCCAGAAGCTCCTTCAAAAACTCTAGCCAGAAAAATATATTCTGAAAATCCTGTTCTTAATTCACTTGAATCTGTCTATGGTAAAGTAAGATACTATAGAGGTCAATATGGCAAAGCACATAGAAAAAGCTTACATAATAAACAATTTCAAAAAGAACTTAAAGTTGAAATAAACATGAAAGAAAAATTTCTACCAGAGTCTTATGCAACTAAGCGTGATACTTTTATATTCCCATCAGGTTGCAACTCAGTAGGAGTTATTGGTGACCTTCATATACCATATCAAGATAATGATGCTATAGAAGCAGCATTTGATGAGATGGAAAAGCAAAACATAGAGTCTTTACTTATCAACGGTGACATGTTAGATTTCTACCAACTTTCTTTCCATGAAAAAGACCCAAGAATGGTTCATTTCAAACAAGAAATAGAAGCAGGTAGACAATTCTTAGATTACTGCAGATCCAGATTCCCTGGTATTCCTATTTACTTTATCCCAGGTAACCATGAAAATAGATTTGAAAGATACCTTAGAGTTAAGGCATCGGAACTATTAGACATGGATGAATTCAGACTAGATGTACTACTACATGTAGCTGAATACAGTGTGCAGTATATTCCATTTAGATCTAAAGTTGTCTTTGGTGATTTTCTAATAGAGCATGGAGACAAGATACCAGGTGCAGGTGGTGTAGTACCAGCCCGCACTGCTCTAATGAGATTAAAGACTAATTGTCTTATAAATCACTTTCACAAAACAAGTTCTAGCTCACAGAGAGTATATGGTCCTGATGACTCTACAACCATCCGTGGATATAGTCTTGGTTGCTTATGTGAACTTACTCCAGAATATTTAGAAATAAATGAATGGAATCATGGGTTTGCTATTCTAAAAAGAAATGGTAACTTAGTACAAGTTAGCAATTACAAAATAGAAGGTAACCAAATAGTCTAATGTTTCTACCAATAGAATTCCAAGATCAAGATGGCCCATACTTTGAGCATCTAAATGTTACTCACATAACAAGAATATCTTTTGTTAATCCAAGAAATCCAGATGCTGGTAGTAAAATACATCTCCGTACAGGAGAAATACTAAAGACTACTATGCCTTTTGACGTTCTATCTCAAGAAATTGATGATGCATGGGAATCAGCATCTACACTAATTCTATCTACAGTGCTTTCTGAAAAAGCAAAGCTTATGAAAAAGAGTGATTTACAACTTGAAGGAACTGATCAACTTCCTCCTTTGTCTGAAGCTTAAATTGATTAGGAAGGGTCAAGTTATTAAAGACATCCAATGTATAGAAAAAATAATCATAACCATTCTGACTTTCTGAGTCTTTGACTTCTACCTTATTAAATCCAAGGTCTATTAATTGTTGTTCTGTCATATCTTAATTGTTTGCTGGTGACATAGTCTGCATAAATACTTCATGATTGAGTATCTCATGCGGGTAGTCTTTAGCAATTTTCCAATAGACTTGACTTACTTTACTGTATTCACCGTGTTCTAGAATTCTTAAATTTCTGAAGCTCTTAATTGATAGAGTAACCATATGCAGGTTTTCTTCATCAGATGATTCTAACATTCTAATCATGTTTTTAATTTCATCATCATTAATGTAACCCATTCTTTTAAGCAGTTGTAATTCTGCCATATATACAAAAGGACGGAATGTCCCAACTTTACTACCCTTATGATACATATACCATAGATAGTTCAAGTTTCTATCTACATTTTCTGTTAATTCATAATGCTCTTTTGCAATCTGTGCTGATAATTCTAGCATTTCATGTGTTATTTTCTTTTCCATTTTTTCAGAATATATTCTTTTCAAAGTATTCTTGTGCTGAAAGTTCAGTTCTTTTTAATCTCCAATAAATTGTACTATGTTTAAGCTGTAATAATTTACAAATAGCATAAAGAGTATACATTTCACCTTGATAATTTATATAGATATTATTCCTTCTATTAGAAGCTTGTTGCTTAGGAGTTGCCCAAACACAATTTTCTTTAGAATAATCAGCATTATTATTAATTCTCTCAATTGTTGAAGCTGAAAATGGTTTACTACCCATATCATTTACAAAAGCCCAAAATGAATATCTCCATTCATCAGACATCTTAATACCTCTAGCACCATAATTACTATATCCGGTTGCACCTACTTGATAACATCTTTTTTTGATGCCATCCCAAGTTTGATATAGAGGATGTTTACTTGGATTACCAGTAGTACATATTTTAGAACAAGATTTTGTTTTACCTCTCTTTACATCACCACTCTTTTTTATAACAATGTTTCCACACTCACATGCAAACACCCATTTTTCATCACCAGCATAATTAACAGCTGTTAGCTTATTAAACTTCTGACCAGTAATGTTTATTTCTTTTGTTCTCATAACTATATAATTTGAGACAAAAGTAGTAAAAATGTAAAACAATACCTAATAGTATTCCAAGGTATTATACTATCATGTATTTGAATAAACTGTTTAATGTAGTCTGACTTTCTATTATGCTCATATCTTACATTTCTACCACCATACTGAGATATCTTACCTTCTTGTATTTTAGGTGTCCAAAGAAACTCTTCACCTGGCAACTTGTGCTCTACATTATATCTATGCTTCTCTTCATTATGAGTTAAAAAGATTACCTCAGCTTTAACTCTATCATTAGCCCAGCCATATGTTTTGGCTATTCTATCTACATTGTTAAACAAACTCATATAATGCTGTAACCAATTATCATGTACAATAACAGGACTAAAGTTCAAATGAACTTCATATCCAGCATTTAAAAACTGTGGTATAGCTAAAAGTCTCTCATAAAGTTTACTTGTATTAGGTTCAAGATGTTCCATTAGTTCATGGGGCATTAGACTAAATCTAATTCTAATTTTGCCTTCAGGACCAAAAGTTAATAAGTCTTTATTTACATACTTAGTAGCAAATGAACCCATAGCAAGTGGATGATCTCTAAAAAACTTAAAGATTGTCCTCCAATCATGATACTTAGCATGTAGAGCAAAGTCCTCATTGCAACTAATATCATATGTAATATAATCTCCAGTCTGATTTGGTTTCTCTACATCTGCAAAGAATGCATGGGAATTTATTTCTGTCAGGATATCCATAGTATTTTTAGCTACAGATAATCCTTCCGGCTTATGTCTCTTCATATAACAATAAGTACAGTTATACAAACAGCCATGACCAAAAGAAGGAGCAATGTAATCAGTGCTCCTTCCACTTGGTCTAATAATCATACTCTTTCTAGTGACTTTTTCTACAACACTCATAATCTCTTAATCCGCTGTACCTTCCTAACACATGTAGAAATTATCACTTTAGAAAGTTAATGTAAGATTGTGCAGCTCTTTTAGAATCATATACAATCTTAAATCCTGCATGATTCTTAATGGACTTCCAAAAGAACCATAAGAATCTTTTCTTTACTGCATACTTGGTTTGATAACCATCTTGTACTTCTACAATTCTGTAGTCTTTCTTGTTTACATTCATACTATTCTAGATTTAAATTATAGTCTGCTAATATTTCTCTTAATTCTTTTCTAAGTCTATCAGCTAAATCTCTTTCTTGATCAGTAGCTTCTTTCTTGTCAACATAACCATATTTGGTTATCTCACGTAGTTTTTGGTCAATATCCCAAACAACTAGTTTCCATCTAGGACCATCTAATGCATCTCTTGCATCTTCCTTTTCTTCAATAGAATCAAACTCAAGAATTATCTTTCCCATCTGTCATAATTTTAGTTGGCCAATAATAATCACATTTCTCTTCTTCTTTATTGTAAGGTAGATCAAAGAAGTATGACTGTCTAAATTCACTTGCTATAGCCTTATACCTATAACATGTGTCTTTTAATGGACAATCTGTTCCTTTACACATTGACATATCCGGCATAACTTAGAATATAAAGTTAAATAATAAATGACCGAAGCCAATGCCTGCTAAAAAGTAAACAAGATTGTTTACCCATTTTGGATAATTTTCCATACTAAAATAGATTAAAAATTACTTGTAGAGTAGCACCAATTGCACATATAGTGATGGCTATAAGAAATAGAGCAGTGGTAATACCACCTACTTCTTCTCTACGGTCTTCTTTGTTTAGTTTCATAGTTCTTCATTTGTATAATATTCTAAAACTTCATAGTGAGACATGTGCCCACAATTACCACACTCAAGTTTATCACAAGAAACATGATGTACTGATCTTATCCTTTATAATGTTGTTTTAATCCATCTTTTTGTGAAAAAATCACAATTTATGCTGGTTTTAACCTACATAATCGGTAAATAACCGGTTAAATATGCTAAAAATTACATTTTAATCTCATTTTCAACAATTTTAAATACTTCATGAGCTTCTAATTCAGCCCATGTAATTATTTCTTCTTCATCTGTATGCATTTCAAATGATAAGTGCATAAGTTCATGCATAATATGACCAAATGTAGTTACATCATCTTTACATCTAGTAAGATTAATATATATAAACATTGGATCTCCTTTTTGATAGTCTTTATTTGCTTTAGGTACATAATTACACCATCCTGCTATATAGGAACTATCCGGAGTATTGTGATGAACTTCACATTCTGCAAGGGATAAACCATGCATTTCTTCTACATTAAAATAAGTAAATACTTCACATGGATTATAACTTAATAAATACATGACCCACCATCCAAAAAGGTATGGACAAGTTTTGGCTTATCCATACCAATGTGTATTTAATAAAGTGGCTAATCCCCTTCTTCATTATTCACCTTTTGTAGCCCTTCTGATTTTACCTTTCCTGAGTTCCTCTTCCCAATATTCTCTGACTTGTGCAGCCTTTGTAATCTCTCTTGGATTTTCTTGTTTAACTCTGAAAAGTCTAATTTTCTCTTGTTCTCTTTCATACTCTTCCCAATTATAGATTTCTAATTCTTTCATACGAGCCATGTCTGAAATGGTCATTTCTTCTGGAACCTGACCGTCATTCTCATACATAACACGCATGTATATTTCTTTCATTCTTCCCATAGCTTAATTGCTTTTTTAAGTAAGTTTTTAATTGTAACATCTATCTTGGCATCTCCAACAAGATTACCATATGCTTTTATTTTCTTATACAAAGCTCTATCAAGTGAAACTACTACAGTAGTACCTCTATGTTGTTTAGAACCAGCATATGGAAAATCATATGGAAACTTTTGGATATACTCACAGGCATTAGCTGCAAAACTTATATCATTATAATTAAGTAAAGTATAAGCATGTCTTTTTGCTATTCTAATAGATGAACCATCCATTCCAAATATATCAGCAATAAAAGTTGAGCTCTTACCATACTTATAATGTAATATGCCTATAAGATAGTTTCTTCTGTCAAGATACATTCTTTCTCTTTTCTTAGCTGCACTCTTATTTTGCACAGCAAGAACTTCACATTCTTTTAGAATGTCTTCTATTGTATAATCTGCCATAAAACTATATTAATTCTAAATCTGCTTCTAAGACTTCTTCTTTTTCTTCTTCAAGTTGATGTATTCTAGTATCAAGTGGAATAAATCTTTCAGCATCATAGTATTCATATGGAAAACAATCAGCAGACATCTGTACTTCTTTAAGTAGTACACCATATCTACCATCTTGTAATCCCATCTTTACTATTTTAATAATAGTGTAAGTCTCACCCTCTTTCACCCATTGTTCAATAGGTACTTTAGCTGGTTTATTACTGCTATCAATGCATATCGCCTTCATAAGGTTCTATTTTTACTTTTAGACCCACTCCTTGAAGAAAATCAGCCATTGTATCTATTTGAGCCCAACAACCATGTTTAATAGTACACTGACCAGCAAGATCAGCAACCAATGCACATTGTTCGCCTCTTTAACCCATTTTTCATCTACTGTACCCTTATAACACAGTATATGTACAATAGCTTTCTCATCTGGATTAAGTCTGAGCAATCTACCAATTCTCTGCGCTGCTTTTCTTTCATTACCATACGCATGCATGATAATGCCTTGTCTCAAGTTGGGTATGTTAATACCCTCATTTAACTGCAGTACACAGGATAGTTTGTTTATTTTACCATCTTTAAATAACAATAAGTTATCTTCAGAATCTTTATTACCACTATGGTAACTAAATCTGCAGAGTCTATCAGCCTGTTCTTGAGTATTAGCAAAGACAATACACTTAGAGTTAATACTTTCCATTAACTTCTTAGTATACTTCTCCTTAGACTTATACTCCATCATAGCTTTCATACGCATAACTCTGAGCATCTGAGCAGGACCTTGACCTAAATCTATTCTATTGCCCCAGTATCTATAATTATCATACTCTGAAGTAATAAAAGACCTGGTTTTCATCTGAACTTGATAATTCTTACACTTATCTAATTCAAGCTCATGTACAATGATTTGGTAGTCATTAATAATACCATTCTCAATTGCATCATCAGCCTTAAATGTATAAGCTACAGGACAGAATTGACCAACCATCATTCCTTTCTCAGAACTTCTGTGTTTAGGTGGAGTCCCAGTTAAACCCAGAATTCCACCTTTATACACATCAAGGAACACCTTATGAGAATCAAGAAGTGAATGACATTCATCTAAGTACACATAATCATATGCATTAGGGTCTCTCTTTGGTAATCCAATATAAGTAGAGAAAGTAATTCTCTCTAACAAATCTTGTTTACCAAATTTCACAGCATCATCAGACCAAGACTGAAAGATAGATTTCTTTGGAGCAACCACTAATACATTTTGCATAGCATTAGTATTTCTCTCTATATGCAATAGGCCTACAAGGGTCTTACCGACCCCTGTGCCTAATACTACGGAACATCTCCGTCTCCCTTCTGTTGCTTTTAATGCTTGTTCTTGAATCTCTTCTCTTTCCATTATTTAGTTAAATTGAAAATGTTTCTGCTAATAAATGCTTCAGCAGCACCTGTATCACTCATAGCTTTAATAGTCTTGATATGTTTATCAAGATTTGCTAATGCTTCATCATGATCATAAGTACCCCATGCACGCATAAATACTTGTAAAAATTGGTGTTTAACCCAACGGTCAGCTCTACCAATCTTTAAAAAGAAATCATTGAATGCTTTAGCCATTTCCTGAGCTTCAGGATTAGTAATCTTAAAGTGTCCAGATTTAATTAATCTAGAACCAGAAACTACTGCTGAGGTACCACGTGTACATATTGCAGCCAACATTAATGGCTCAATATTATATGTGTTTCTCATCTTAAACAATTTACGATAGTCAGGTAAATATGGCTTAAATGCATGTACATAGTTTAGTAATGTCCATGACTTAGATGAATTATTCATCTTTGCCATTTTAACAACTAACTCAATTTCATCCTCTACATCAAGAATAATATATGGAATTGGCAATCCTTCTGCCACAAGACCAGTAAATAAGTGCTGGCCATCTGTAATATATCTTTGTTTCTTACCAGAAATTACATCTGTTTCAATACATACTACAGGTCTAATTACACCCATTGTACGTATACTTTCAATCATTGTTTGTACATGTCCTGGATTTAAAATTCTGTTATTGTCTAAAAACAAGAATTTTTCATAGTCATTGCTGTACTTAATGTTAATTTTTGAGCTCATAATCATAATTTTTAATCAGTAAATAAAATCATTTTAACCAGCCTAATATTCTGGCTTCTGCAGGATTATTGTGAATATGGTCATGACAGTTCCTGCAAACTGATAACCATGTAGATTGTACTAAATAGAAAGCATCTCTGTTAGAGCCGGCATAAGTATGGTGCACATCAGTACTACCATTCATACAACCGGCTACAGAGACTTGACATATTGGATTTTCAGTAAGAAATCTTTCTCTCAACTTGAGATACTCAACATCTTTCTTTTTCTTTTTAGAAGATACCTGAGGGATTTTATAATCGTTTGGTTTCTGTGAACTGTCACTATTAATGGCTTTTTGGCAACTCCAACAATATTTACAGTATTTAAATCCCTCATGGTTCTTCCATATGACAGTCTGTTTACCACAGGCGTCACATTCTTTAAGCTTTGACTTCATATTTCAATCTAGGTAGTGCTAATGGTGCATCTTTTAAATCAAAAAAGTTTTTTGGTAAGATGCCTTCAGCAATAAAGATAGCAATAATATCTTGCTTTTCAATACCTAAATCTTTAAAAGTTAAAGTGTTCTTAAACTTCTCATCTGTCTCAGTATCAGCCAATAAGAACTGTGTAATTGGACTGTTTGGAAACAAAGTATTAAAGATTGCATTAGAATATTTAATGGTTATCTGCTGCTTAAACTTATTAAGTGTAACTTGTGCACGTTTATAAACATTAATAATCCTTTGCTTTTTCTTACTACACATAGTAGCAAGTTCTTTCTCTGTAAGAGCATCTAAACCATAGAGTGCTCTTTTGTAGAGATAATTCTGATAGGCAGAATACCCATCTTGTTCATACTGTACATAGGTTTTACCTGCATACAGTTGGTAATTTCTTACCTGTTTTTTTAGCTTTTCCATAATATACATTGGTTTAATCATAAAATAGAAAAGGGGGCATTTCTACCCCCTAATCATCAATCAACAAGTTTTAGATATCAAATTCTTGTGCTCCTGCATTCTGAAGAATTTCACTATTCATAGCTTTTGATCTTGCATATGCTACACGTAGTTCTTCAACATTATCATGTTGGATGAACAAATCTTGTGCATTTGTAGAAGCTGAATAATAAGTTTTACGGTAAATTGGATTGCCTTCAAATGTGCAGACAATACCAGTATCACCTGCAACTTTCATATCTCTTTCCGGATTCTTTTTGTTAAATGCTTCTAAAGATTCTTTTACTAAGATATTGCCAGGCAATTCTTGACCAATGAAGAAATTCATTTGTCTTAATTCATCTACGTTACCGTGAATAAGTGTGCTGATAACTTTTCTTTTCAAGAAACCATTATCATCAATGATACTTCTTGTTTGTTCTAACTTAACATGTCCAAATTCTGGATTGTTTTCAGAAACTACAATAACGGAATTAGTAGTTGCGTCACCTGCAACAGTTACTTTTGAATTCATAATAAAATTTTTAAGGTATAAATAAATAGATTTTTGAGTATGAAATACTATAAACTTATCTACTCAAATAAGTTTAAGTTTACTGCATAAGCAGTTTATACATCTAAATTTTCTGATAAATCAATGATGTCATCAAATGGAACAGAGTCATCCGCAATGTTTTCTAACTCCTCATCTCCTGTTACATGGTCAAAGTCATATACTTTTGTACCCTTTTTTTCTACGGCAGATGCATAAAACGGATCAGTTACATGTTCACCAAAATCTATAGACATCAAATATTGTTCATCTAAATCTGTTAGTTCTAGATATTCTTCAATAGATATACTAATGACTTTTCCGTTTGGTAGCTGATATAGCATTATTTATACTTGAGTAAATATACGTGAATATTTTACTTAAGTTTGTATAAGATAATTAGAAATATTCTACTATATAGCTACACAAGGATAAAGAGAGGGATGATAAGTCCCTCTCTGTATTCCTTTGTTAGGAAAAGCATACCAACAGATATACTATCTTTAAAGATCTTCTATTACAGTTATAACATCTTGATAACTAATGAATCCTGTGTCTTCATATGATTTATTATCATTGTCATCAACATTCATAAAGTTTACATAATAATTGTGGCTCTCATGAAAACCTCTAAATTCTTTGATTATAGCAGTTGCATGACCACTAATATTAAGTAAGCCAAGTCTTTTCATACCTTCTACATTGGTCTTATAACTCAATTTATTTGGATTTACAGTAACCATGGTTCCTTCAGGTAATACTGGTGGTGCAGAACCACCAAAATATGTCTTGAAAAATATAGATGTTAATTTCTCATGAGGTACAATAATACTAGTTAATGCTTTTGCTATTTCTTCACTATTAGAGTGTTTAATAATACTCTTTAGTGAGTTGTACAAGTCTGTTTCTTCTAGTTCTACTCTGATTTTAGTCATTTCTCCTCCTATAATCTCTAATTTTACTTAATAAAGGTTCATTAAAGTTAGTGAACCATGATTCTCCACCAATTTTGGTACCTACATTAGGAGTCTCAGAGGATAAGTAATCTATCCTCCTTGCTCCTATTTTGACAGGCTGACCATCATTGTCCACCAGATTAAGTTCAAAATTGAAACCTAATACTGATGTAAAGATTTTACTCTCCACGACCAATACCAGATAAAATTGCAGATAATGGATTGGTTTCTAATTCTCTTATTTTAGTAAGTATAGTCATTAGAAATACCACCTCATTAATATGAGTACATTTAGCTACCGCAATTTGACAGCTAGTAGTAAAAAGATCATGATCTTTATAACTTTCAACTGCTAACCTTAGTAGCTCATCTTTTCTTTTGTCTGTAATCCCAAGCATCTCTTGGAAATCAGATTTGTCCTCACCAATAATAAGTACTTCAAACTTATTATCTTTTGGATAAGTTTTTTTTCTGTTAAATAATTTTCCTAACATTTGTAATCAGAATTTTAAGTGAATAAATAAAAATAATAGTAGTCCCAACAGGATTCGAACCTGTGACCTATTCATTAGAAGTGAATTGCTCTATCCAGCTGAGCTATGGGACTAAGGGGATGTACTATGAATTAATTAGTACATAAATCAGAAGTGATGTAGCAAAGATAATGAATCCACCTAACATAAGTTTAAGTGGAAGCATTCCTAATTCATGCTCAAGAGCATCTATCTCTTCTTCAACTGCTATTTGCATACATTGAAGTTCTCCAAGATAAACCATTATCATATCAGGATCTGCATTGCTATTATAAACTTCTGCTATTTCCCATTCTAATGATTCATGTTGGTTTTTCAAATCTTTAATCTGTTGTTTTAGTTTGCTTCCTAACATAACTATAGATTGTCTTTGATTAATACATTTGGTATGTCTTCAATTTTTGGACAGGTGTATGTATTACCACCGCAGTCTTCTATTATAGCAGAATTATCTTCTTTTAATTCTAAATAATACTCTGCCTTAATATGTGTTGGCTTTAAACCATTAACTGGTGCAACAGATCCAATGATCCAACCACTAATTAAACCTACGGCAAAGTATCCTACTACCATAAGGCTGTTTCTTTTTTCTGAATTCATAATTAATCTTCTAAATCTTCATTGTAATCAAACTCACCAGTTTCAAGATACTGGATAATCTCTGCTTTATAGGCATACTCAATTCCCGCAGAAGGAACTGAGTATATATACCTACCATCTACATCACCTTGAGGTATAATAATGCCCGAGTGTAACTGTAGAACAAACATAATGTTTGCAATAACTAAATGCATAGTAAATAGTTTAAGTAAATAAATAGAACTCTCACAAGGTTGCAACCCTTGTAGTCCGCTAGATGTGTTAGTAGGGAATACCCCATACTCCTGCTTGGATGAGAGTATATAATATTAGAATTGTAATGCTAATAAGAGTGATTCTCTAATAGCATGTAGTTCTTCAATAGAACTATTTTGAAGTACTTGTTCTTCATGTGGAGTTACTTCATCTCCTGTTAATCTCACAGAGAGGTCAATGATTTGTTGAATTAAATGTGTAGCAATCATAAGTATATAGTTTTAGGGGTAAATAAACATTTCGGGAGCCTTTTACTGTTCTCTTACATATAGTAATAATACTAATAGTATATATAGTAAGAGTATATAAGATAGATATAGATACACTAT